CGGCATCATGTTGCCGTATGTTGTAACCATCATTAAGGGCACAAATGACATTCTGTCCATACGCCGCAACTGGAAGGAAGACGATGAACTTCGACTCAAGCGCCAGCACTTCGTGCACTACCAGTACATCCCCGGCTTCGGGGCGTACGGCTTCGGGTTGTTCCACCTCATCGGCGGATTCGCGAAGAGCGCCACGAGCATCATGCGTCAGCTGGTGGATGCAGGGACACTGGCGAACCTGCCGGGCGGGCTGAAGAGCCGCGGCCTGCGGATCAAGGGGGACGACACGCCGATCGCTCCGGGCGAGTTCAGGGACGTGGACGTGGCCTCCGGGGCCATTCGGGACAACATCCTGCCTCTGCCGTACAAGGAACCACCGGCCACGCTGTACAACCTCCTGACGACCATCGTCGAGGAAGGCCGGCGCTTCGCAGCGACCGCGGACATGCAGGTGAGCGACATGAGTGCGCAGGCACCGGTCGGGACGACGCTGGCCCTGCTGGAGCGGCAGTTGAAAGTGATGACGGCGGTGCAGGCCCGCACGCACTACAGCTTGAAGCAGGAGCTTCGGCTGCTGGCTGCGATCATCCGGGACTACTCGGACGAAGACTACCCATACGAGCCGGACGTGGGCTCCGTGCGGGCGAAACGCAGTGACTACAGCCTCGTCGACGTCATCCCGGTGAGCGATCCGAACGCAGCGACCATGAGCCAGCGGGTGGTGCAGTACCAAGCCGTGCTTCAGATGTCGCAGATGGCGCCGCAGATCTACAACCAGCCCCAGCTGCACCGCGGGATGCTGGAGGTCCTCGGGATCAAGAACCCGGACAAGCTGGTGCCGCTGCCGGAAGACCAGAAACCGCGGGATCCGGTGTCGGAGAACATGGCGGTGCTCAAGATGGACCCCCTCAAGGCGTTCATCCACCAAGACCACGAGTCGCACATCCGGGTGCATATGGCAGCAGTGCAGGACCCCCTCATCATGCAGCTCATCGGGCAGAACCCCCAAGCGGGGGCAATTCAGGCGTCCATGATGGCGCACGTGGCGGAACACGTCGGGTATGCGTATCGGGCCAAGATCGAGCAGCAGCTCGGGATGGCGCTCCCGCCGGAAGAGACTCAACTGCCCCCGGAGATGGAGCGCGCACTCAGTGCCATGATGGCGCAGGCTGCCCAGCAGGTTCTCCAGCAGTCCCAGACCCAAGCGGCGGCGCAGGCAGCCCAGCAGGCGGCGCAGGATCCCATCGTGCAGATGCAGATGAAGGAACTGGAGCTGAAGAGCCGGGAAGTGGACGTCAAGGAGAAGAAGCTCATCGCGGACACCGCGCTGGCGATGGACAAGCTGGAGCTGGAGGGCAAGAAGGCCGACGGGCAGATCGAGTTGGAGACCGCTCGGCTGGGCATGCAGCAGGAAGAAGGAGCGGCGAAGCGGAACAGTGACGACCAGCGGGAAGGGCTGCGCATCGGTGCTGATCTCGCCAAGCACAAGGAGCAGATGGCTACACAGCGTGAATCGGCCAAGGCATCCGCCCGCGCCGCGACCAAGAAGGGGGCTTCCAAGAAGTGACGACCAATTTCGCAGAAACTCTGCGCCAGATGATCCGAACCGACATGAACAACTACGCCGACGATATGGCTGGCGGTGCGTGTCAGGACTTCGCTCAGTACCAGAAACTCTGTGGGGTGATTCAGGGCCTCGCCATCGCAGAGCGCTATCTCATGGACCTGCTCAAGAAAGCGGAGAACGACGATGACTAACTTGCAAGACAGCGGCTTCATCCTGCCCCCGGGCATCAGCCTCCCTCGCCCCATCGCGGCAGTGGAGGAGCCCAAGGAAGCCGAGGCGCCTGAAGCGAAGGCGCGGATGCTCCCGGAGCCCACCGGTTGGCGGATCCTGTGCGTGGTGCCGGACGTCAAGGAAACCTTCGAAGGGTCGTCGCTGGTCAAGGCGGATACCTTCATGAAGCAGGAAGAGCATGCCACGACGGTGCTGTTCGTCCTCAAGGTCGGCCCTGACGCGTACAAGGACACGGCGAAGTTCCCCGGCGGTGCGTGGTGCAAGCCCGGCGATTTTGTGCTCGTTCGTACCTACTCGGGTACGCGGTTCAAGATCTACGGTAAAGAGTTCCGTCTTCTGAATGACGATCAGATTGACGCCGTTGTTGATGATCCGCGCGGTTTGACGCGCGCCTAAGGAGCTATAATGGGCGAAGAATTCAAGTTTCCGGACGAGCTTCCGGGTGAAGCACCTGCTGTCGAGGTCGATGACGCCATTGAAGTGGAAGTCGTAGACGATACGCCTCCCAAGGACCAAGGGCGCAAGCCGCTCGACAAGGCCGTCGTCGAACCGACCGACGAGGAGCTGGGCAAGTACTCCGAAGGCGTGCAGTCTCGGATCAAGGAGCTGACGCACGCGCGGCATGACGAGCGCCGTGCCAAGGAAGCCCTCGCACGCGAGAAGCAGGAGCTGGAGCGGGTCACGCGTGAGCTGTACGAAGAGAACAAGAAGCTCAAGAAGTATGTGAATACTGGTGAGCAGCAGTACGCCGAGACCATGAAGGGGGCCGCGGCCACCGAGCTCGAAATGGCGAAGCGGCAGTACAAGGAAGCCTACGAGGCGGGTGACTCTGACGCACTGGTCGCTGCGCAGGAAGCCATGACCGAGGCCAAGATGCGTGCGGAAGCGGCGCGCAACTTCCGACCAACTGCTTTACAAGAAGATGATGATGGTGTACAACAAGCACCATCACCCCAGCAGACCGACGGCAAGACCCTGAACTGGCAGGCAAAGAACCAGTGGTTCGGAACGCCGGGGTATGAAGAAGTTACCAGCTTTGCACTAGGGCTGCACCAGAAACTAGTGACCTCCGGGGTAGACCCGCGGTCTGACGAATACTTCGAGCGAATCGACGCTCGCCTGCACAAGACGTTCCCTGAACTTTTTCCGGACGACGTCAAAGCCGATTCCCCTCCTTCCAAGAAACCGGCGGCTGTTGTTGCTCCTGCGACGCGCTCTACGGGCGCCAAGAAAATCCAGCTGACTGCTACACAGGTTGCGTTGGCTAAGAAGTTTGGATTGACCCCGCAGCAATACGCCCTTGAACTGGTGAAACTGGAGAAGTCGAATGGCTGAGAATAGAACCCCCCGAGATCTGGGCACCCGAGACAAGACCATGCGAATGGTCTACACCCCTCCGAGTGCGCTTCCGGATCCCACCCCCGAGCCGGGCTACGCGTTCCGTTGGGTCGCTACCCATCTGCTCGGACAGGCTGACCCCACCAACGTGAGCAAGAAAATGCGCGAAGGCTGGGAACCTGTGAAGGCTGCGGACCATCCGGAGCTGATGATGCTTGGCAACGCGAAGACTGGCAACGTCGAGATCGGTGGATTGATGCTGTGCAAGATCCCCGTCGAAATCGTGCAGGCTCGCGACGAGTACTACGCCAAGCAGGCTCAGGCCCAGATGGACTCGGTGGACAACAACTTCATGCGGAACAACGACGCACGTATGCCTCTGTTTTCGGAGCGGAAGTCCTCGACTTCACGTGGCTCGTTCGGTTCCGGCTCGTAACAAGACTAGGAGATATAGATGGCTTCCACTGCCTCTCCCTACGGGCTCATCCCGGTCAATCTGATCGGCGGTCAGTCCTTCAACGGCGGCGCGATTCGAGAAGTTCCGATGACCGTCAACACCGCTACGGCGATCTACACGGGTGACGTCATCCTGATCGGCGCCTCCTCGGCGGGTCAACCCACTGCTGCGGGCGCTACGGTCACTACGTCGACCGGCGGTGTGCTCGGTGTTTGCGTCGGTGTCAGCTACGTCGACCCCGTCCTCAAGTACCAAGTGCATGCCCAGTATCTGCCCGCCAACGCGATCACTGGTGGCTACACGAACGTCATCATCAAGGTGAACGACGACAAGGACCAGATCTACCAGATCCAAGGCGCAGGCTCCATCGCGGCAACCACGCGCGGCTACCAAGCTGCTCTGGGGAACTTCGGCGGCAGCGCTACGACGGGGCGGTCGACGGTCAATCTGGTGGCTCCGGCGCGCACGGCGACGCTGGCCATGCGGGTCATCGACTTCGTGGACGCTGGCAGTTCGTACACCGACGTGCTCGTCAAGTTCAACACGGGCGTGCATATGTACGACGCCACCACCATCACCGCGGCATAAGGAGCTGACTCATGGCTATTTCTCGTTCCCAGCTCCTGAAGGAGCTTCTGCCCGGCCTGAACGCCCTGTTCGGTCTGGAGTACAAGTCCTACGGCGAAGAACACAAGGAGATCTACGAAACCGAGACCTCCGAGCGTTCGTTTGAAGAAGAGACCAAGCTCTCTGGCTTCAGCGCTGCTCCGGTGAAGAACGAAGGTGCCGCGATCTCCTACGACAACGCACAGGAAGCCTTCACGTCCCGCTTCACGCACGAGACCATCGCGCTCGGGTTCTCCATCACGGAAGAAGCGGTGGAAGACAACCTGTACGACAGCCTCTCGGCGCGGTATACGAAGGGTCTGGCTCGTGCGATGTCGTACACCAAGCAGGTCAAGGCTGCGTCCATCCTGAACAAC